TCATTACACCACCATTGTTTCGGAAATCATCTTCCTCCATCCAGTGTGCAACAGATGTGGTACGACCGTCTTCAGTCATATACCAACCACTGGCAATGTCTTTATCCATCAAGATCAACTGCAAGAACTTTTCGGTATTAAAAACAATATCACTATCAATCCACAACTGATAGTCATACTTTAACTTCCCGTCCCAGGGAATCTGGTCGGGTCCTCGCAGTACATTCGCTCCTAAACATTTGCATCTTGCAAAGTTTACCATCGATGAATAGTCTTGCGAGATCTGAATGCCTGCACCTGCTTGAACAAGATCAAAACACAGTTGTACAAAATTTTTCAGATATGTATATGAAACACCTCTCCCAGGTAGACAGAAGACGATTGACTTTCCTTTGATCATCTCTTTTGCTTTCTCATAGTCCCACTCTGAGGTGCTTTGAGATGCTGTGGGTGCCTTTGCTTTTACGGTAAATCCTTTAGCCATAATAGAGTGTAATTACTTCAGTATCATACAGTATTATCTAGTATAAGTCAATCTCCCTTCACTTCGGTTATCACGATACAGTCTCCCTCGACTTCCATGTTTACTTCTGTGCCCTCGTACCAACCAAAATCATTTAGTATCCACTCCGAGATCGTCACATAATACTCTCCAGTTATTGGATCGACTTCTACGGTTGTAAAATTTTCTCCGGGATTTTTTTGCATTTGAGGTATTTGTGTTTCCATTTTTGTTTTATATAGAAAAGTTGTGAGTTTTATAAAGAGCTGGCGAAAGCAAGACTTTATAGATTAGAGGGACCCAGTGGTTTTATATACACGGCGGCGACCCCGCCCGGGCGGGCACGGCGGGGCACTGCTGATCCACGAACGAATGGCGGTCACTCAAAGCAGGGGATCTTAGCGACTGCCTCATCATGGAAGGTCTCAGCGAACACCCCAGCAATGAGGGCGGCGCTGTAACCATAACCCTGCAGGGAGGGATCTGCAGAGGGGACGCTGCTGACCCAAACGCTCTGACGGGTGTTGAGGTCGGATGCCTGACGGAAGATGGTGGGGGTCATGAGTCGGTGTCGGTTGCTTTGGAATTGTAGCACGAATCAGGCGACGGCAAGGCGGCGGACCTGCCGCTCAATCTGCCTCAGGGCATTGCCGTCTGATGGGGTGCTGCTGGTGGTGATGGTCTGTCCTGCTTCGTTGCGCCAGATGAGGTGCTTGGATTGCCGATGGATGGAGAACCCATGGCGGGACATGATCAGACGGAGTTCCTTTCGTGGGGACATAGCGTCCGTTGCGTTTGCCCCCGTATCCTACAGCATCGGGCGGCAGGATCGGGGGTCAGTCACAAAACTTCAGAAAGCGATCGGGTCAGCAGTCGGAGCAGAGATGGCAGCATAATGGGCGGCAGTCTCTTCGATGCCCTGGGTTTCCAGATCGGTGGCGATGGTATCCAGGATTGCCAGCAGTTGGGTTCCGTCAGCGGCGCGGTTCAGGAGAGCGGTAGCGAGGTCGCGGGTCATAGGTCTGTGGGGTGTGTGTTCTTTGGTATTGTAGCAGATGGGGGGCGAACCCTTAGAGGTCCGCCAGCATCTCATCCAGGGCAGCGGTGTCGATCGTGCCATCCATCCAGCGGGCACCGTCGGGCGTCATCTGACCGAACTGACTCTCCAGGCGGGGGATCAGGCGATCATAGGAATCATACTGACGGGCAACCTTGTAAAGGTTCTCATCATTGCTCAACCACAGGGCGACGTTCCAGGTCTCCCAGTTTGCCCAACCGTTGTAGGTCTGTGCGGTCATGTCGTTTCGTTTGACTGAAGTCAGTATAGGGGGTCAGGCGGCAGCGAAGCGAGCGGCGTAGACAGTCTCCAAACCGTATGCTTCCGTCTCCCGTTGCTCCTCATCCATGATACCCTCCAGGGTTTGGCGGCAGTGGATGAGTTCGTGAATCAGGGTCAGGATGTAGTCTGCTTTGGGCAGGTCGCGCTCAACTTCCACCAGGAACTCCTGACCGTCTTCCTGCTGCCATCCAACCACACCTTCAGAAGACAGGCGGCGATGATGAACGGTGACCGTAGCAGCGCCTAGGAGGGGTTCCTGGTCCAGCATGAAGCGGTAGACCTTCTGTGCTAGGCGTGGGCGTTGCTTCTGTCCTGAAGTGTAGAGCATTGGGTTCGTCTGAACTGAAGTCATTATAGGGTGGAGAAGCGTCCCATCGGTTGGGCGGTGGACAGTTGCTGAATTGCCATCTCCTCCAGGACGGGACGCCAGTTCAGACGCTTAGAGTCGGACTTTTGCAGGCAGTGGCGGTTAACCCAGGCACCCTTGCTGGTCTTGCCAGAATACCAGAGCATACCCAGGATGGCACGACGCGACACCCCAGTGTGGCGGTATTCGGTCAGAGGGGAGTTAAACCAGCGGACCCGTGCAGTCCCCGTGATAGGGTTCAGGCGCAGGGTCCAGACGCTTTGGGAGTCGTTGCAGTTGATCGGGTAGCGCATCGGTCGTTTGTGGTTGAGAGTATTGTAGAAGGTCAGCGGAGGCAGAATCCAACCCTGGCGGGAATCCATTGACCGCCCGTAGCGTAGCACTGATCGGCGGCATGAAAAATCAGAGGAACCACCACCAGGGTGGCGATAATCAGGAAGATCGCTTGTGCTTTGGTGGGCATCGGGTTCGTTTGGTATGAAACCATTATAGGGGGCAGATCCGCCGCAATCGGGGAGTGAGTGGACAGTACGCTCACTGGCACACAAACTTCGCGTTGTTGAAGTTAGCATGACTGAAACGCTCACGATTGACCAGTTTCATTGTACCAAACTCATTGCTGTAGACATAACCTTCGGCATCAATCTGATCGTATCCGATGTAAGCACCAGGTCCATCATTACGGCAGAGATAGAGTGCATCATCTTTGATAGATTTGATCAGTTTCCAGTAAGCAATCAGAGTGTAATCACAGTCAAATGCATTATCATCAATCTCCACACCTTCGCGGATACACTTATTCAGTTCCTGCTTAAGTTGCTTTGCTTTCTTCTCATCAACAAAGGTCACATTCTGTGCCATTACTTTAGCGAACTGAATCACCTCGGAAAGGTCACCAAACGACCCTGCACACTTGGTATAATCACCACTGAAGATACGTGCCTTGGGTTTCACAAACTTACAGTTATGTCCGTCCTCCAGGTTAACAGTCAGAGGGATTGCCCAACTATCACGGAGGTCATCATTTGCCTCATAACGAGTATGCGGAGCAATGATAATTTCTTCGTGAATTACTTCTCCGAAACTGTAAGTGATAGTGTTGGGAGTGTATTCAGACTCTCCGCCAAATCCAATAAAATCCCCCTGATAAATGGCGTCTGTATGAGGAATCCAATCAAAACAAGCGTGCAGAATCTTTGCAACTTCGCCTGTGTGGTTTTGATCGATGTCCGCATGAGATTCGTTGATCTTAATCTTTACTTTGTTAAAGACACTTTTGGTCCCCACGAAGAAATTACCCGTGGCAGGATTGCGACCCCAGACAATAGCAGGGGCACCGTCAACCTTAACGCTGAGAGTACCTGCTGCCTCAAACCAATCCAGGGCATTCAGGTCACCCGTCAGGATGGTGTCTTCGGGGTGTTCGATGTGCTTGTTTTGCATGATGCTAGTATTGCAGGTCCTGGGGTGCTTTGGGGGGTTTGGTGGACAGTGTGCCAACTGGTCGGGCAGCCGACCTGAGTATAAAAGAAGGGGCACGAATGCCCCCCTATTTGTTATGCAAACATGAACCCATTGGTGAAGTCGTACTCATTGTAAACAGGGGAAGTTCCTGCCTGTCCGATGAACTTATGAACGAACCAATTGAAGTTGCGTTGGAATACACATTCGCCCTTGATTCCGTGCTCCGAAAGAATAGCATTCAGACGGGACTTAGTGGTGGCAGACTGATGCCCACCATCAAAGATTTGAACGAAGTCATCACCAACCACTGCAATAGTATTGCCATGGAGACGAACAATAGACTCGTTAGTTTCAGGATCGAAAGTAACAGAAGTGTTACCAGATTGCCAGTTCAGGTTATTAGAAATGGCGTTGTTCATTTCACGTTCGATCTTACGCATGGTGTCTGTGATGTGTGAACTGAGATTAGTATGGCAGCAATTGGAGGGCAATGGGGGGAATGGTGGACACTCCCCCGACTGTCACCCCAGGAAGGTGGCAGGGTTGCCGTAGTCTGCGATATGGTGTCCGTTGTGACGGATCTCAGCGTAACCGAACTCCTCTGCCAGGTC